AATACGCAATGGTGTCTAGTACAGCTGTGTTGCGTCTAGAAATGCCTAAAATTTCTGTGTTTTCTCTAAACAGTCCAGTAACATCTTTTACTACTAGAATATTGGATCCTCTTCTCCAAGAAACAACTTTTGCTCTTGCAGTTTCAACTCCAGAATTTCTCTGAATAATAGTCTCACCAATTCCAAATGCATCTTCTCTGAAATTAGAGAGTTTGAAAATATAGTTTGATCTAATAGTAGAGCTTAGTGTCTTATCATTATGATAAGATCCACCGTTGTTAACAATCCTTACATTTCTAGGAATACCAATAGTTTCACTAGAGAGATAGATTCTCTGATCAGACTCAACAATTTTTACAGTCGGTGCTGTTGTATATCCAGAACCAGCATGTTTAATAACAAGACCAGTTACTCTTCCTTGATCCTGAACAACCTCTAGTAAAGCATTACCTTCTACAATTGCTTTTGCCTTAGAATAATTAGAACCATTGTATGTTACTTGTACAGCAGACAAAGATCCGTCTTCAATCTCAGTAGTCGCAGTTGCGACATATGTTGGTGTTGGTAGAACACCAGAAACAATAGGTAACCTCCTATATTCTGATCCACTGTTAATTACATTTACTGACTTGATTTCTCCAATAGAGAACTGAGACATCGAGTCGTACTTGATTACACCAGATCCATCATGTGGAGCAGTGATATCAGTATCATATACAATAGATCTAGATGTAATGTACAATGCAGACTTCAATCCTTGTAGAGGATCGTCAACTACATTTAAAAGACCAGTTTCAGAATTAGTTAGACCATTCTTATCAAAGTAGTAATACTTTGAATATCGTAAATTTTGCTTAGTTGCATAATTGTTAATACCAGTTCTAGAACCATATCCAAGTTTTAGATCTACAATAGAATTGTTAATAGTTCTTTCTGGTGTGACAATATTATAATTGATACTAGGAGAAATATCAAATGCTCTTCCATTCATAGAAGGGTGAGAGACATCAAAATTATACTTGTAGAATTTTTTAATATCAATAACTGGATTTCTAGTAAACTCTACATTATCAGTGGACAGTTCAAAAACTGACTGTGGTTGATCGATTTCTAAAATTCTAACCAACTTCTGATCAACACTCTGATCAAAGAATACTGTACTCAAAGAAACAGCATTGATTGTACTTAGAGTTTGATTATATCCAAATACAACTTCAGCAACTTGAGTTGATGCGTCATATTCCTCGATGACTGGATCGTTAGGAGTAGATCCAAGAGCAAATCCTTTTGGTAAATTAAATGCAGGTGCAATCTGTGTTAATGCAGCACCATCAAAATGTTCTACTGCAGTAGTTCCCAACTGTCCTCTTAGTACAGTCAGCACATTGCCAGTTCTATTGACTACCTTTACGATCTCACTGCCAATCCTAATAAAATCATCTGCAGTGAATCCAGTACCATCTGCTACATTAATCTTAGTTTCTTCTGCACCGAGACCAACATGGTCAACACGAATTTCAACACTACCAGTTGTTAGATCTGATTTTGAGAGATAAGCAGCACTAACTGTAAGGACATCACCTCTCCTGTATCCAGTTCCCTTTTTATCTGATCTTGGTTCTACAGATGTTACATAACCTTCAGGTCCAACAACCATACGAGCTGTTGCGTCCTCTCCAGATCCACCAAGTAGAGGTGCCTCTGCATATATTTGGTTTGGTAGGTAATCAGCACCACCAGTTAGGAGCGTCAGTTTGCCAACACCAGTATCCGTGAGAACCGTTGCAGCAACTGGGATGTTGAACTTAATTTTTTGGTAGATTCTACTTCTTACATAGTATGTCGTAGTAGTTGTTGAATCGTCTGGACTAATGTCAATGTCAATCATATCATTGACACCGACTCCATGGTCATCGCTAGTCTTCAAGATAGCGACATTTCTATTAGTAGTAAAAATTCTTAAGTTACTACTTAAACTAAATGTTTCAAATACATCAGCACCAGTTGTGTCCAATAAATTGGAACTTCTGATAAAGAAATTCTCAACTGTATTGAAAGAACCAGAAATAAGTCTAACAATGACACTATTCTTAGAAATAGTAGTCTCAAGAACTTCTGCCTGACCTAATACAGATGCAACACCGTCAGTATACTCTAGTGTAGACCCAACTGTATAAGATGCATTCTTATCTAAGATTAGATTTAGTACAGTTGTACTAGAACTTAGTACATCACCATCAGAAAAGTTGCCAGTTACATTTCTGAGTGCAAATTTCTTGCCAGAGAAAACATTACCAACAATTTCTCCAGTTGCACCAGTTACATCTTGTGTAATAGTATCACCGTCAAATAGATAACCAATATTAGATAACTCTACTAACAGTGCTTTCGTTGACTGTGATTCAATAGATTCTACCTGCCTGCCTTTAACAGAAGATACTTCAGCAGTAGCACCAAAACCACCAGTAGAAGTATTGTCAATGATTACTTCAGAACCCACAGAGAAAGTAGACGCAGATGAATATACTTCTGCACCAGAAACATTACCTCTATTAATTTCATCGATAACAGCAATAGCAAGTTCGCCGTTGTTATCAATATCGGCAGTTCTTAGTCTAGAACTAGACTTAGGAACATCTTTATGTGATAATGCTTGTTTGTAGTTAGAATCTCTAGGAACGGAGTAATAATTATCTCCTAAAATATATGGAAACTGTGGATCGTCATTACTATCAACAGTAATGAAGTATGCATATGTTCCTTCTGGGTAATCTGGAGTTACACAGAATCTACCATTATTTTGATCTAGATGACCACTTAGGTGTACATATGTGTAATCTTCAAAGAAAGATCCTAGTGGATATGAACTAACAGTAGGTCCATTTGGTCTTGCGATGTTTCTAGTATAACTAGAGTCCATTCTAGTAATACTGCTATTTGAATCTAGAGCATCAGAAAAACCAAAAGCACCGTAAATGGGATTACCATCATAAGCAAATCCCAGAATAGGAGAGTGGTTGGATCCATTATCGTTTTGTCTTAATGCAGTCGGTGATGCATAGTATGCATATCCATTATCTTGTGATGCATCGTTGTTTGCAATAAAGTAACCATTGTTACCATCTAACTCAGAAGCATACTTATTGTATCTATTTCTAGTCCATTGCTGAACTCTTGACTCTGCTGTAGCACCGCTACCAACAGCGATAACATCTACACGAATGTTTGCTGGTGTATATCCACTACCAGGGTTGTTCTGTACAAAGTCAACAATCTGTCCAGCAGGTGATACTACAGCAGTGTAGTCAGCGAATCTGCCCTTTCCTGCTAAGTCAATGATTCTAATGACAGGTGCTGAAGAGTAGAACTCACCTGGATCTGTTACTACTAAACTGGTAATTTCACCATTTGTAATAATTGGTGATACTACACCGTTTCTACCAGATACAACTTCTACTTGTGGATTGTTTTGGTAATTACCAGGAGTGTCTACAACAATAGACTCAACAACCTGACCTGCCATTCTTGCTCTTGCAAGATTGGGCACACCATCTACTAATACGAACGGTGCATTGACATAACCAGAACCTCTGTTGATTACATCAATCCTTTCAATAGGACCATTGAATACTTTATCAGTGTCCTTAGCACTCATTGCTACGACACCATTTACAAATATACCTACATCTCTATCATTAGTTTTGTAGATCTCTGTGGTGCTTGTAGGCACCTTAGGAATGATTCTAAGTTGACGCTGATCTCTTATTGGTACATTTAATGTAAATGGGTGATCAGGAAAACCAGATGATGTGATATAATAGTCACTCTCATCTTCAAAAATTGCAGAGACACCAGAGTTGAGTTGTGGTAGACCAGAAACTTTACCAGTAGATAGTTTCCACCTTAAATTGTTTTGTAAATCTACAATCTTAGGACTGGTAGTCTCAAATCCTGGTTTTGAAATTTCTAATTTTTCTCCAGCAACAGCGTAAGGAACTGTTTCCTCTGCTGCTACTGAATATAAGACACCTAGGATCAGAATAGAGTCTGCACCTACATTGACTTCAGCAGCGTCATATACAAGACTGCCCGCAGAGTAAGAAGCACTGCCAGATCTGGTCTTGATGGTAAATTGATTGACATTTTTACTTTCAAATGTGAAGACTTCGTTCTCAATATAGAACTTACCAGTCTCACCCCAACCCATAGTAGAAAACACATCAACAATTGTGCTGTTGATGTCAATGTCTCCTGTTAGTTTTGTTTTAGATGAAATTACAAAATCACCATTGACAGTTTCTTCTGCCAAGATGAATTCGTATAGATCAATACCATCATATGTACCAGAAAATAGTACATTGTCAATTGTGGCAGAAGCGTAGTTGCCATCTAGGTTTTGGACGATTTGCTTTCCAATAAAAGACTCTGGTGAACCAGAAAGAATCTTTACTTTTAATGAATAGTTGTTAGACCAAGTAGACTCAGAAGATTTGAGTGTGTAGTCTCTAGGATACAACACATCAGGGTCTTGGTCATTTGGAACTAGACACTTGAATAGGAACTTGATAGAATTAGCAGTTCCTTTTGACTTATAAAAATCACCAATGTTCTTGATCAGTGTTCTCTGATCAATATTCTCATTTAGATATGATACAGGAAAGTCTGGTAAGTATTGTGCCTCAAAACTCTTTACTAGAGCGAAGAGGAACAGATTACTAATATTTTGTACAGAAGACCCGTTTGGATGGTCTGCTGCTTGTGTAGTTACAAATGTAGACTCACTATACAAATCTCCTAGTGTAGTGTTACCACTTACACCTCTACTTACATGGAGAAACTTTGTATCTGTTCTTTCTTTGTAAAAACAAATTTCTTCGTTTACCTTTAGGTATCCTGAATCAGGAAATGCGCTAGCATCTACTACTGTAATAGTAGTATCGGTATCTTGTGCAAATTCTGCAAGTTTTGTCTCCTGCTGCAGAACTCTCTTTTCATAAAAATCAATATTACGGTATGTCGCAATATTGTGTGCAATATCTAATGGTTGCCCTTGTAATTCAAGCTGCTCATAATACTTCTGTACGAACTTACTAAAAAGTTCGTACTCATCGCTGATAAATGCTGGAAGTTGATCTTCAATTAAAAGAGAGATCTTATTAGCAGTCTTAGGCATCTACTACTCTTTATATGCGACGAATTTACTCTTTGCAACATCAACATCCAGATATGCCTCTCTAAGAACAGAAACATCATCTGACGCTGGTTTTACACGCAACTCAATGCGATTGTCTGAAAAACTTCCTTGGATGATAGTCAGATCATACATTTTGATCTCACCGTGAGCATAATCAATATCTCCAATAGAATTGTTCAGGACAATTTTTTCACCAGTCAGTGCATCTAGTCTATATAGGACAATTTTGCCAGATCTATCCTCAAGATACACGGTATAGTTTGGATACTCAAGGGTTACGAATCCACTGGATGATACAACTGGATCGTCACAATCCTTTAGGAATTCATTCTGATAACAGATCTCATAATATGATGTAGCATTCAGTTGTGCATAGAAATCTTTTCTAAGAGTTACTTCCGTCAAGTTTGAATTGATTGCTCTGTCAGCATCGTCAATCACACCAACGAATTTGGAGTATCTGAACTTACCATTAAACTTCTCAGTATCAGAAGTCTTTAGATACTCTGTAATTGCACTACTGACTTTAGAAGCAACATCTCTTGGTAGTAGATTTGTCTTTCCACCATCATAGTAAATCTTAGAAGTCAACTCGACATATAGAATAGATGGATCAACTAACACAGGTCTTACAGAACCCACTGAGTATTGCTTTAGATCCGCCTCAATCTGTCTCTTTGTGAATTGTGATAAGAATGATGCATCAGCTGGTTTGATGGCAAGGAAGACCTTTCCATAGGCAGGTGGAACTTGGTCCTCTCCACCAAATACAATGATGTCACTGATTGCTGGATATACATTACGAGCGATTACTTCATAGTCGCTACCAGTTACTGCTCTGTTCTGTGAACTAAAGTATTTTGGTGCGAGATATTTAATCTTCTCAACACTCTCAATATCTGCACCCCCTGCTGCTTTTGAAACTGTCACAATGTTACTGACAGTGTATGGGACAGACACCACACTTACATTATCCTGGAACACTCCAGCAAACTGGAATGTGCGAGCACCATTAACCGCTTTACCACTCGTCTTTACATAATTGATCTCTACAACTTCGCCATCTTCTAGTTTTCTTCCAAGAGAACCATCACCAAAGATGACTTCATATCTCTCGTCATTAATTTCATTAACAAAGAATACTTTAGCATCTTTAGTGATGCTAGGATCTAAGATATTATCAACACGCTTGTATACATCGCTGATTGTACTACCAGATGACTGGAATACATGAACCTCTAGTGTGTTTAGGTCAGCACTTGGATTGTCGATTTGAAACTTTTGACTTTTAAGTGTAGAGTCAACTACAGTTCTAGTAGTTACCAGTGTTCCTTCTGTAAGATCGATACCACTGAAACTTGCAATGCCATTTGCAACTTCCGCCCTGGTATCTTCTCTTACAACAAACTGATATGTACTATCATCATAATTTGTAATAAATCCTGTTCCCTTCTGTAATACGATAAACTCAGGAGGGTTGTTTGGTATAGTGACAGTAAAATCAATGACTGCACTCGCAGCAGTAATTGACTTGGGTGTATATCCCAGTTGCTTTGCAATGGAGACAACATTGTCTCTCAGAGTCGCACTATCAAGAAACAACTCGTTTACCACCATGTTCGTATTGAACGCAGTGTAGTATGTGTTATACGCTAACACATCAAGTAAGTTACTGAGTACAGAACCATCAAAGTCGTAGTCTGTAAAATCAGTCTGCGCTCTCATGTATTCCTTAAGCGCAGTCTTAATCTCAGTAAATCCTAGATTATTAAGCTGAGTGTATGGCATTTATCTTGTGCGAGTCAGGAAGAAATCTACTGACACATTAGGAAGTTCCGTTCCAATAATGTCAAACGTTAATGCAATCTCAAAACCATTCTCATCATAGTTTGGTTCTGCTCCGATTGACAAAATTCTAATTCTTGGTTCGTGTCTCATAAGAGTCTCACGAATGTTTGAAGTGATTAGCGCAGCAGTAGCAAAATCTAATGGCTCAAATAAAAAGGAGCGAAGACCACCCCCCAAATCGGGATTGAATGGTCTCTCTCCTCTATCAGTTAATAGTAATGTTAGGATCGCTTGTTTGATTGCGGCAGCATCCTTAGTAACAACCAGATCGTCGGTAACTGGATGCTTCTTAAAACTAAGATTCAAATCCTTGAAGGATTGTGTCAGAGCTTTTGCCACAACATAAGTAGAAGATTACTACTTATTTAGTCAGTCGGTCCAACGCTCAACAAAATCGTTCATAGCATCCTTACGACGCTTCTGTTCTGCAGCTTGCTTAAGATACTTTTCACTGTCATATTCACTGATCAGTGTCATGCCGCTACGAATAAACTCATCACCTTTATCGACAGATCCGTCTAGGTGTTGTGGATGTCCCATCATTTGTTCTCCTCCGTTAGTAGTTGTGGATCAGAACTTTTAGTGGGGTTGCTATCCCGTTCTGCTGATGTAGTCCAGAAATATTCGTCGGTGTCTCCAAGGCGTCCCCAGGCGGTTCCGTTCTCTACTTGGTATTCTATAGTCGATACCTTGAAGTCGGGCGTCAGGGGCGTCTCAGGTGTGATAGAGAGATCGTATACACGCATCCTGTTATTAGGATACAAAGCAAACTGACCATTCTCTAATGCAATGCAATTATGTGACTTGTGCTCGGCGGGCACTTCACTCACATTATTATCTATAACATCAATGTTCGCGTGATAGTTATCTAATGTAAACAAATACTTACCGCGCATCAAACCATGGTCCCTAGTTCTCACTTCAATATCCATAGAACTAATAAAACCTTTATGGATGCATCCTACACCGTAGTCCATACAGTTCCAGAATTGTAAATTGGGTAAATCCATATCTACATTCGGAGTTTTCGGCGTTCGGAGGAACGCGCTTATCGGTAATTTATCATACAAAGCACCATACTCGGGTAGGTAAGTCTCAAAATAGAAAGCACGCCCAGGTATCGACTTTGCAGATACCCAGACGCCTCTAACGAACTCACCATGCCCATCCTGATGGTCGCGAAGATATTCTTTACGAACCCATACAGTCTCAGCAGGCAAATTGCAAATCAGATTCATTTGCCCTGACCGCGATAACGCTTACGCTTACCGTTGCGAGAACTGGCACTATACTTCGTGTGCTGCCCCGAACCCTGACGAGTTTTTTTGGGTTTGGATTCGATGGTGGGTCCGCCACTGAGACCAACTTTTGCTCGAGCCATAATTAAGGATTTACTTTTGAACCAATTACTATTGTAGGATGTTGGAACGGTCCTGTCAAGGGTCTAGGTGTGCTTCCTGCTACCAACTGAGCTTCGTCCCCAGTAACCGCAGGTAACTGCTTATTGATGAAGACAGTTTTGTTCACGGTCGGTCGAATGACTCGCTGTCCTGGTTGACATGGTAAAGGAATCAGTGGATTGATCTTGACACCAGCAACTGGAGCAGGTACAGATCCCTGATGGTATATCTTGACTGGTTGACCATTCGATACAACCGTTGTAGGAAACGGAGTACCTCCAAGGGGCGAAGCAGGATATGTACAGTTACCATCAGTCGATGTTGTATCTACTGTCTCTGGTCCAACTAGGTTTGGCATATCTTTAGTTGACGTACTTGCCCATCAGAGCAATTTTATTATATAGTTCGTCAAGTGCCTCAGAGATCTTCAGGTAACTTTGGGAGTGAGGCGGCTTGTACATCAATTGGGGGTTTTCTAAAGCCTTCACCCTCAATTCCAGTCGCTCTAACTTCTCGTGCAGCTGTAGGAGTAGCTCTTTGCACTCGTTCGTCGTCAATTGGTTTTCTTGAGTCATCATCTTGTCCTGTGAATCGTTGTGCTGCAGCTGCTTCAAATTGATCGCAGAATGCATCGAAGTTATTCAGTATATCTTCGTAGAAATTGTTTTTGGTCATAGTCCCATCATCTTTCCAAATGTGGTTGCCTTTCCCCTCCCTGGAAGATCACTCAGTGGATCGTTTGCAGGGTCCTTGCTGAATCTCAGGTCCATTTCCAGTTCCTGGAATTTTTTCTCAAGGGCGTCAATACGCTCATTGATCTTTCTCAAGGCATATGTAATTTCAGAATCCATAACAACTTTTTGGGCGAATTTTTTGCTGGGAAATTTTTTTGGATTTCATGGTTTTAAAAAAACCATTTCCAAATATATTTATCGGTCGCTGGGGAACCTTTGTAGGTTAGGAAGGACCC